CCCCGGAGCATGCTTGTGCAGACGTCTTGATCGTTCATGATCAAGTCAGCCTGCGATCGGCCAAAGAATGAGTGAGGCTCTGGGTCTACCTCAAATACCGCAAACGGCACCTCATCACATGGCATGAAGTCCAGCATCTTATAGTTGCCGCCAATGCAAATAACCCGGTGAAGCAGCGGATAACCGTTCCCGTAGGTGTCCATGTGCATATAGCACTCAGTCACCAAGATCGGCCGCATAGAGGGGTCATTTACATTGTCGTCAGTGTAGTCGTTGTAATATCCACGGCGAGCGAACTCTTCCTCTTCTACAAGGGTGTCCTGCTCATCTACGCCCGCGTAATCAATTACCTCATCAAAGTCATACCCCATAGCCATGAGGTCTTTAACTCGCATCTCTCTTCGATGTGCAACGCAGTAGGCGTCATCAATCGCCCGGGCGTTTCGGTCTACAAAGAACTCCTCTGGGGGCACAGACTCAACGCAGAGCTTTCCCTTCCTGCTGATCTTTGCAACCTTAATAGAGTGAATCAGGGACTGCATTTCCATCCCCATTTCATCCATCGTGATCACCATCTCTTCGGAGTGCTCCAGAACCTGGAGGTCTTCCTCTTGAGCGATCATGGCGAACTCGTCATCGCTCAGATCGCTATAAGTGAAGATTTTGGTGTCCTCATAGTCTTCCCAATACACCTTGACTATGCCGGTCTTCTTAACCAGCGCATCTTGGAAGACGTCAGACAGGATCTTAAACCCGTTTGATTCGTTGAACTTCCAGTGCATATATTGGGTGGCCTGCTCAGCCAGACCTATGTCTTCTGGCCCGGTAGGGATGAATTCCACCGGCTTATCCGTAGACATGAATACCCGCATCAGGGACGGCTTAATCGCCCTGATATTGTCTCTTACCTTGGTCGCAACGACCTTTGATCGGCCTTCTTCATAGCCGAGGTCAGTCTTGCCGTCAAAGTATTCCTGAGCCTTTACGCGCTCCGGGCTGATCTCTGACTCAACAAAATCTACAGCATCCTCAATCGCAGTCGCTGCAATGCTTTCGATTTCATCTTGTGTGAGCGGCTTCAGTTCCATTTATTGCATACTCGCCGTTGTGCCTTCAGATACCAAAGGCAGGGAAATTGTTTGTAGCGCCCGGTTTACTATCTGAGCCTGTGCGTCAGATAGCCTTCCGCCCCTCATAGCACTGTCAACCAGCCTCAGCGCCTCTTCAGCAGTCCTCCCTCGCTTCTGGGTAAGTGCCGTAGCGATCTCAGTAAGTATCTGCTGACGCCTAGAAGCAACCGCCTGATCAGTCATGCCTGTAAGCGCCTGTATTACTTCCTGACCACTAGCCAGAGGCTCGCCTCGCATCAGCCTACCTACCGGGCCAGGCTCCAAGATTTCATCCATCTGCTGGACTAGCTCTTGCCTGATTGCTGTCCTGCTGTTTGGGGCGGTATTTGCAAGCAACTCAAGCGCAGCCCGAGACTGTTGCAGCTGAGTGTTTAGTGTTGCGAACTGCTCTTCTGGCATTATTAGGCGCAGCTTTTGCTGGCTTGACGTTGAGCTTAAATCTCTAAGCAAAGCCCTTGCGGCTTGGACATCTGCGTCAGACCCTGCTGAGATAAAGCCCTTGGCGTTGTCCATGATTTCTCTAATCTGGTTTCTTGCGCCAATCATCAGGGCGTTTATTTCTGTTTCGCTAGCATTCTCAACCGCAGACATTACATCCTCCACGGTTGTTCTATTGCTAAAAATAACGCTTCCGATTCTGCCCGCCTGAACTTCCCGAATGGTGTCTCCGCCGACCTTAACAGCCCTGCCGTATGCTGGGACTGCCTCGCTTACCGCATCCCTCAGCTGGCTAGCAACCTGATTCAACTTGACGCCAACACCCATAGGGTTGCCAAAGTTGTCAGTATTCTTGTACGCCTCGTTCTGAAGCGCCTGCTTAATAAAGTCTAGCTGGATTACGTTAGGCTGCTCCTCAAATACTACCCTGCCATTAGGTAGTATCCGGGCCTTGATTTGACGATCAGTGTAGCCCTCAAGCTGCATCAGATCGTTGGCGTCTTTAATAGCGCCTCTAACCCTGTCTTGGGGTATTCGGGCTATAACCGCCTCAATCTTATCTCCAGCCTCAGAGGTGTAATCAATCGGGCTTCTGTACGCTTCATCGTAAAGCTCATTTCTTTGGGCTTGAGTTCTTTGGTACGCCTCATCTCGGACAGTTCTCATGCCTACCGGGGCTTCGCCTAGCGTCTCGTCGAGCGCCTCGCCAAGCAATCCTCGCTGCTGGGTTGCGCGAGACACAACTGCACCTCTACCAACGTCTGCAGCCTCTCCGCCAGTTGCAATTACTGCATCCAGAAGGCTCGCTATTGCAATGTTTGCGTCAGCAATCATCCCTTGATCGCCAGCCCGCCGAATGTTGGCTACAGCCTCATCAATACTTCCATTGCGCTGTACCGTCTGTCCGATAATCATTGCCGCGCCTTTAGACACCCCGAGCTCTTCGGCAATCTTATCTACGGCCTGAGTAAATCCTCTGCGGCCACCTACCCCCTGCGATAGAAGCGCAAATGCCCCGCTGAGAGGCCCGCCGATTAGGGCTGCAATACCACCCTGCTGTAAGCCCTCTGTACCTCTTTCTATGAGGTCGCCTTCCGCTGCGCCAGCGCCAGATACCGCCGCCTCTACTCCCGCCAGAGCCGCACCTCTCGCCCCTTGCGCCAATACGCCGCCCGTTGCTGCTACACCAGGCATTAAGACTGACGGGCCTAACGCACCAACGCCTCTTGCGGCCATGCTAAGGCCCGGAGCCTCTTCTTCCATAACGCGCTGCGTTGTTTCCATTTGCGTTCTAGCGCCGGGGCTCACCGTCCCGACAGCTTCAGGAATGAACTCGCCAGCAAACGGGATGCCTTGTGATGCTTTAAGAGTTGTCGCTGCAAGGGCCCCTGGGCCTGTCTGCATAGACTGAAGAGCAGACATTTCTTGGCCTATCATTTCGCTTGGCGTTGGGCCTCCAGCAGATTCTTGCCGCATGATTCGCTTGATCTCTTCTTGATCAATACTAGAGAACCTATCTGACACAAACATCAGCCCAGACGCCGTTTGATAAATGCGCCCACCGTCTCGCGTTCTCATTACGAGATTGTCTTGAAGTCTAGCCTCTAGGTTAGACAGCCGAGATGAGGCTTGCGCTTCCGGTATTGGGGTGCCGATCCTGCTAAGGATTTCCTCAGTTGTAGCCATGCAACTTAGCCCACTCTTTTAGGATGTCGCGGTCAGTCATTGACTTACGGGCCTCGCCATAAAACTCACTAAAGGTAATATATTTGCCGTCTTTCTCTATGACGCTGCCGAGTCTAGTTGCGGCTGTATTGAGCTCTCTTGCCAAGGCAACATCGTTCCCCTCCACCTCTTGGTCAAACTCATAACTTCTTTGTGCCGCTAGGGATCCAATAACAGAATCTAGTAGATTTCTTGACTGCATATAATCAAGAATTTTTTGGTTAGACTCATTTTCCTTCCCCAAGCTAATCATATAAGACTCCGCATATCTTTGATCAAAGTCTGTTTGCGGGCCTTTGTTCTGGCGCAGTTCTTCTGCAACCAGCTAAGCAGTTAACGCTCGGATTGTTTCCGCAGACGCCAACTGGGATTCATCTACCGGAACGCCTAGTCTCGCAGCAAAGTTCCTGACAGTTGCCTTGGTGTCTTCAAATGCCCCCGTCTCAACTCCGCTTAACGCTTGGTTAATAAACATCAGCTGGGAATTCTGCCTTCTTGCTGCCGTACCGCGATCTACATATCCGCCCAGCTGCCCTTCAACCGCCTTAACTGTCGCCTCTCCAGCCCCAAAATTGAATGTCGGTGCGGAGCCGCCGACCTTAGTAATAGACCTATCAGATGGGTCGCTCGGGTTGGTCTTGACGTTGTAAACGGCGGTTGGGTCATATTGAGTTACGCCAGAATCAGCGTTTAGTTGCTCGCCTGTCATCTGCATTGTGGTCGCAGTCCCGCGCTCCTTCAGAAACGCAGCAAAATACTCTTTTGCTAGGCTTGGGTTTTTCTCTATGGCGCTCGCATATGCCTCAGCGTTGCGGCCACCCATCTTCCGAACGGTTTCGGCGGTTACATTGCCCTGGCTTTTTAGCAATCGAGTAGCCTGAGCCGTCTCTAACTGACTCTGCATTGCTCTAGCGAAGC